CCGGTCGAGTTTACTCCCGGCGCTTTTTTTTACCTTAGAACGGCAGATCATTGTAATCCCAGTTACCCTGGCTGCTGCTGGGTGTTAGTGGGGCTTTAGTTTGTACGGCCGTAGGGTTAAGATCTACCGTCTTATCCTCGGTAAACAAGACGCGCAGATAAGTTTTGCCGGCTTTGCTCTTGTTAATCCAGCCACTCATTTTATAAGGCTTTCCGTCAAATAAGCAGCTCCCAGTATAGTCGGGCTGCGTTTCCTTTTCCTTGCTGGCTCGAAATAGAGCGCCGCTGTTGTTTTTTTGTTCCATAGTTATTGCTGTTCAGTTTCCCCTGTTCCCGGGTTAAAAATTTATTGATAATTATTTAGAATTTTTAATTTTCAAATAATACTTTTTTGCCTTTACTTTTTTTCTCGGTTTATGTTTTATTTCTCTTTCATCTAAAACAATTATTTTTTTCCCATTTACTATATGAATACTTTTAATTTTATCTTTCATTTTATTTCTTTAATAATTTATCAATAATTTCTTTAGATATACAATTAGGAGCAGATTTAATAGAATTGTTATCTAAGTCCCAAATAATATGATCGTTAGTATTTTCTTTTAATTGTGGCAAATCATAGCTGTAAAAAGTTGCATAATCAATTTTTGTTTTGAAAATAATTCTATAAATATCACACTTAATACATTGGCATATATAAAAAGCAATTAAATCATTAGTTACTGGAATTTCTTTCCAAATGTGTTTTTCCATTTTATTTCTTTTTTGTAGGTATAGCCGGGCTGGGCTCAATGTAGGGCACCTGGTTCCAGCGGCCGTCAAAATTCATAATTGCGACTGGCTCAAAGTCGCTATCGCTACGTAGGTATTTTGCCTTTAAGACAAACTGATTATGCTCCCTATTTTTTTCCACTATCATTGTAGATTGGCTCCAGCGATCGGTATTGCTACCCAGGTGGCCCAGCGTTTCGCCTTGGCCCTTTCCTAAATGCAGCACTCCTAACAGTAAAATATCGTATTGCTTTGTAATTCGCTTAAGCCAATTCGTTACCAGGCGCGTTTCTTTGGGATCGTTATAGTCCAGGCAAAGATCCAGTAATCCGTCCACAATAATACAGGAGCAGTCCGGATTATTGATTAAATACTGCTCAATCATTACTCTAATTTTTTCGGGCATATCCTCTCTCATTGAGTAGGCGTCAAAAGTAGACGGCAGCTTTTTTTTCTCGGCCAGCGTTACTATTTTATCTATTTGCCTATAAAAGTCAAAGCTGCTCATTTCGGTATCAAAATAGCCGATCCTGGGCCGATCGTGGGGCAGCGCCAGTTTCATACCCCAAATGCTGCTAAATAGCGGCACCAGGGCAGACGCCGCCGCTGCTCCCACGAAAGTTGATTTACTGGCTTTAGGTAGGCCCGAAAAAACAATATAGGACTGTAGGCAGCCCACTACTTTACCCTGGACCGTAAAGATCGGCACCTGGGCGGCTGGCCTATTGTCGGCATCGTATTTTCGTGATAGTAAAAGTTTAGAGAGATCCAGTTCGTCGTTTGCCATTTTTGCTTAGTTCATATCCCAGTACGTCGCGAGCCATTGAAAAAATAAAAAAGTAATAAGCAGCCAAAACTTAGGGCTGCTCAATAATTGCAGTATTTTGTTTTTCATTTTCTTGCTTGTTTAATTCATTAAATAATTCAGTTGCTCCCAGTACAGCGGCTTGGAAAGCATTAACGGCTTTTCCTTTGTGTCTTATTTGTTCGTCCAGTCCTAATTTCAAATAAAACGGCAGCAGTTGTATTGCTGCAAATTCTAGTTTACTCATTCCTGGGATCGGCGCAATAATACGGCCTAAATTGTCTTGGGCTACCTGTGGCGGAAACGCTGGCGCATTGTAATTTTCCATTTTTTGATTTTTTTGATTAGATAATAAATATAAAAAGTAATGTGTATTACTAAGTAAGCAGCGACAAAAGTCGGAAGACACACTACAGCAATAAAAAATAACTGCAATAAAAATTTAGCCAATTTCATCGGGCAATTGGTTAATATTGATTATTTGCCGTTGCCAGTAATCAATGCTATCGCCAATTAAAACGCGCATTTCCATAGCCAGGTTAAAGGGTACAAGGCGCTGCTCAATTAAGCATCGGGATCCGCAGTCAAAAGTAATTTCAATCGTTACTTTTGAACCGTCCAGGTTCATTCCTAAAAATTGTAATGCTTTTACTTTGTTTTCAAGCTCGCGCAAAAAGGCGGCTTTGTCCGTTTGAGTGGTCATAGTTCCGTAGTTTAATAGATTAGTAAAAAAGATCGTTTGTCGTGTGTAAATTTATAGCAGTTTATTATATACTACCAAAAAAAAATCTTGCCTGGGTCTGGCAAGATTGTAAAAGTTTGTAAAAATCAATACGTTAGGACAAAAATAGGTCGGCTTCTTTTTTACGTCGTAGCGTAAGGCCTGGCAGTTCTTTGCCGCCAGCCCTATTCCAGCGCAAAAACTGGGCGGCCACTAAATTTTTATCCGTTCTGCTATTTAGTAACCTTAGTAGCGTAGATCTTGCAAATGCGCCGGATCCTATGTTATACACTAATGAAGTCAACGCTGATAGCTGATTAGCCGTTATAGGTACTTTTACAAGGCGTTTAACGTCGCCTTCTGCCGATGCAGTACTGATCCGTAGCCAGTCCAGGGCTTGCGCCTGGGTAATTTTATCGCCTTTTTTTACTGGTAGGCCAGTATAGGGGTTGCGCGTATTGCCGTAACCGATAGTCCATATCCCGGCGCTATCTTGATAGGCATTTAATTTAATCCCCTCAAACCTGGCTATAAATTTAGTAGCGCTCATTTTGTTTCTTATTAGCAGTAATGCTAGTATACCTAGCCCAATAATATAGTTTTTATAGCGCCGCAAAATTAGATCCCTGTTTTGTCGTAGTCCTTAGCAGCCGCCAAGCCCAGGCCGGCGCCGATCGTTGTTATTCCAGTTACCAGGTCGCCTTTCAGTATAGCAGCTACGCCGCCAACAATTGTGGCAAAGCCAAAAAAAGTCGTTTTCCAGTTTTTTAATGTTTTTTTCATAGTGAGTTTCCTTTTGTTTTTTGTATAAGAATATCCAGCTTAGTTTCTAATCGAATAAGGCGCTCGGCGTGATCGTCGTGCTTTAATTGTTTATCCTCTAACGCTTTTACACGATAGTTCAATACAGCCCACGATGCGCCAGCGCTAAATATGCTAGTTACTACTATCGCTATTATTTGACTGTCCATTATTTTTTTCTTTTTCTATTGCATCGGCAATTTGTGCGTTTACCTCTGCTAATTTGTTCTTAAAAAATTCAATGTTTGAGATCAAGTCGTAGGCAATGGCTTTTAGTTCTTTGCTGGTCATTTGTTTTGTTTTTTAGTTTATGCGAATGTTAATTGTACATAATAAGCCGATCCATCAATATCTAAATATAAATATGGCGTTCCGCCTACAATTTGAACTTGCGAAAATTTAATTTTGCCAGCCCCTCTATTTGTTGGCGTTATCGTTCCTGTAATAACGTCGTCGGATTGGTATGTACCTGATCTTAAATTAACAAGAGTTCCACCTGTATTTACAGCAGTCAAATCGCCACTTATTGAGCTTTGTGTTATATTGCCGCTTACTACTCCTGCTGGAAAAGTACCAACCGCAAATCTGCTAGGACTAACTGATCCACTCAATTTACCGTTAAACGTATTCCAGTCCGTACTGCTTAAATAACCGTCTGCTGAACTACTCGCAACTTGTATTCCAATGGTACCTGATCCCGTAATGGTACCGCCAGTCAGCGGACTGCTAGTGGCAATGCTTGTAACCGTTCCTACTGAATAGCTACGGTCTGCGCTAAGATCCTGGCTGGTTCCATTTATTGTAATAGATCGGCTAGTCGGCACGCCACCCAGGCCAGCTAACGTATAGTTAGGCACGTTTAACGTAGATCCGACAAAGGTAGCTGCACCACTACTGCCAGTAGTTGTTAAGCTAATAGCGGACTGCTTGCTATTAAAAGTAATCCAGTCAGTACTACTTAAAAATCCGCTTA